AGTACAAGCCCAAGTACCGAAAGAGAGACGGCTGATGGCGAAGAAGCGGTTCAACTTCAAGGCGGAGCACCGCGACCCCAGTGGGGGGCTCAACGCCGCGGGCCGCGCCGCGTACAACCGCGCCACGGGCGGGAACCTCAAGGCGCCGCAGCCGGAGGGTGGGCCTAGGCGCGACAGCTTCTGCGCCCGGATGCAGGGCATGAAGAAGCGCCTCACATCGAAGAAGACCGCCTCTGATCCGAACTCCCGCATCAACAAGAGCCTCCGAGACTGGAAGTGCTAAATGACCCCGAACAACCGACGCGCTTCTCCGCCCGATGCACCTTTGCCTCCGGCGCTCCTCAAGAAGCGACCCAAGAAGCCCGAGCCCGACGACGACGACACCGAATCCAGTGGGGGGCTCACGATCAAGATTGAGTTGCTTTTGCCGGACTCGCTAATGAAGCGGTGACGGTATCATTCGAGTGTCAACAACGGGCCAAGAGCCCAGAAAGCGAGTCCGCGTGAACAAGGCAAGCAAGAAGCCGTACCTTTTCGGCAAGTCCGCAGCTCCCGCAAAGCCGATGCCCAAGGGCAAGGGCTCCGCGAAGGGCAAGGGAAAGAGCTGCAAGTAATGGCTCGAAGTCGCCGCCCGAGGTCTGCCGTAGGAAACCGACTTGTTCGGCGGATATCTACTGCGACCTCGGGCGTCACTTTGTGGAACCCCTCCATCCTTGGCTCTTCGTTGCTTGCGTGGTACAACGCGAAGGAAGCGGCTTCGTTTACCGAGTCTTTGGGTGAAGTCCAACAATGGCGCGACTTGAGCGGCAACGGCTTTCACCTCGATCAAGGTGCACAGCCTTCGCGGCCTATCCTCAACGCGACCGCGTTGAATGGTTTGCCATCTGTGGTATTCGACGGCAGCAACGATTGCGTTCGAAGCGACCCTGCAACGTACCCGTGGCCTGCGCCACAGGCTCAACCGTTTGCGGTCTACCTTGTGTTCAAGCCGCCTCCGTTTGCTTCGTTTCCTACCAACTCACGACGTTTGTGGACGGGGTTCAATCGGAACTTAGGTGGCTCAAATTTGACCTACACGTTCGATTATTTCGCTTACGCAGGCGGCGCTAACCCAGTTGCAATCATCGGTGGCGCAGGATCGAGTGGTGGGGGTACAGGAACATTCGGGGACGACTACCGGGTTTACTCTACTGCGGGGGTTCCGTTTCAACCGGACAACGTGGTCGTGAGTGGTCTTGTCTTTGATGGAGCGTTTGGTTCGCTTCGTAGGTTCTACGGCCAGACGGTTGGGCAGGCCACAGGGCAAATCTTGACTGGGCAACTGTACGGGTTGTGTCTTGCCGCAGACGGCAACGGCGGCACGGCCTCGTTGTTCAGCGCGTCATCAATCAGCGAAGTGATTGTTGTGACTGGTTCCAATGCGACGACGCTTGCGACGCAACAACAAATCGAGGGATACCTTGCGTGGAGTTGGGGCGTCGAGGATGGGCTTATCGCGGGACATCCCTACAAGAATTCTCCTCCAACCTTATGAAGTAGAACTATGGCGAGAGCACGAAGACCAAGATCCGTGGCGGCCATGAGGGCGCGCCGAAACTCTTTGACTGCGATTTCTTCTCGCCCATCGGTAGAGGGTGGTATTCTTACTCCAGATCCTTCTTTGGACTTTTCAATAGTTGAGAACTCCATGTACTTGCCGTTTCTCTTCTAGGCCAAATCATGCCGAACAACATAACCGTCAAGGATGCTCTCAACGCAAACCAGGATCTTCGCACCGTCGAGACTGGGGGCGTCCACACGCCCGTGCATCGCATCGAGGGCTACGACGCTCAAGACGACATGGTCAAGGTGAAGTCCGTCCAGAAGAAGTGGCGCGACTCGTTCACCGTGGTCGGGGCACCCGACACCAACAAGTGGGACACCGTCGTCGGCACGGGCGGAGCGGCCTCCATCGTCACCGCTGGTGTCGTTCGCCTGAGCTCCGGAACCACGATCAACTCAGCGACCTCGATTACCTCGAAGGAGACCTTTACGATTCCGTTCCGTGTCTCGGTCGGCCTGACCCTGTCGCAGCGGATCGCGAACCAGTCGTTCTTCATCGAGGCCGTGAGCGTCGATCCGTCAACCGGAGTCCCGGACGGCAATCATTGCCTTTCGTGGCTGTTCGACGGCACCACCGCGACTCAGGCCAAGTACGAGGTGCAGAACGGCGGTCTTGCCCGCCTCACATCGACAGCACAGACCGTTCCGACGACTGTGGGCGGAGTCTCGGTCTACGAACTGGAGCCCTACGCGGACGAGGCGTGGTTCCACGGTGGAACCCTTGACGCGACCACAGGCCGCGCCAACTCCTACCGCCGCCACCAGCAGATCCCCGACCCGAACGCGCTGTACAAGGTCAGGCTTCGGTGGCTCAACAGCGGCACCGCGCCCGCCAGCTCGACCAACGCGGACATCCAGTACATCTCGGTGCAGGACTACGCGGAGCTCACGGCGGAAATCACCGCGGGCCGCGGCAACACGGTCGCTGGCAACGCGATGTCCGTCCTTCTCGCGGGCGCGACGGCTGCAAGCACTCCCATCGGAACCGTGGCCGTCTCTGGAAACCCTGCGGTGGCCGGAGCCGTGGCGCATGACTCTCCCCGCGCTGCGACGGCTCCTGTGATAAATGGTGCGAGGGCAGTCTCCGCGAACTACGCTGCCGTGGCGAGTGGCGATGTGGCCGACCTGATTACGACATTGGTCGGCGCACTTGTGGTCAAGCCGTTCGCGATCCCCGAGACGGACTGGCAATATGTAGGCGCGACGGGTGGCATTACCAACACCACGGCGGTGACTCTCGCGGGCGCACCAGCGGCGGGTCTCCGACGATACATCACGGGTCTTCAGGTATCGAACGACTCCGCGACCGCGACCGAGATCGTGATCGAGGACACCCTTGCGAACGCGATCTGGCGGTGCCGCCTTCCTGCGAACACCCCGAACTTCAGCGTGGTGTTCCCGACTCCGCTTCGCGCCGCCAGCGCGGCCGTGGCTCTTCAGGTGGTGTGCGCGACGACGGGTGCCAAGGTTCACATCAACGCACAGGGGTACACCGCGCCATGATCGAGATCACGATTCATTCGGAAGAGGAGACGGAGTCGGGTCTTCAGGTCTGCTACACGGTCAAGTCCGCCCACGGCACCACCCATTGCAGCGACATCGTGCCTTTCGATAAGGATCCGACCGACTTCCTTGAGAAGAGCTACAGGTAGCTGGAGGAGGGACCAGTGGAAGAGCTCAAGATGTCGGGGGTCTTAGGAATGAGGCGCGGAACTGGGGGGATTCCGGCTGTGCCCCGCACCGCGGATCTTGGCCGGATCCTGTCGTTTGGCACCCAGATGTCGCCGCGGACGAACGCGGGCGCTCTTGAGCAGAGTGTTCAAGAGATCATGAACCAGTTCTCACCGCTGGCTCACGAGTTTGAAATTGAGAGGCCTCGTGACATCGGGGTTCGTGTTCGGCGTGATCTTCCGATGCTCGCCTCTGGTTTCGACTTTGAGGTAATGGACAGCCCGAAGGAGACGAAGCGCCTCAACGATCTGATTCAGAAGAGTCTTGGGAGCGGCAAGTACGCCGTGACCGAGAAAGAGTGGCGGGGTGCCGCGCGCGCGCTCGAGCCTTTCGTGCGCGAGGGTAGCCTCAAGGCGTTGATGAACCTCGGTGTAGCGAACGGGCCAGGCATCAGGCGATCCAACATGCGAGATGCGATCGTCGCTTCGTTGTGGCTGGCCGGGCTTGTGACGGCGCCGCAGTCGGCTGACTTCTCGTCCCGCCGTAACCTCGCCCTCCAGCTTCGTCCTCTAGGTGAGATGGCCGTAGCAGGGCAGAAGCAAGCAGGAAAGGTCTTCGGAGTCGGTGGCCCTCAACTTGCTCGTGCGCTCCCGTTCGTGGACATCTACTCCGCCTCGGTTGGTCTGCGTAGTGGGCCTTTGAACCGTGGGAACCCCCCACTGACTCCGGAGCTCTTTGGGGAGGCGGGTGTGTTTCAACCGGTAAGCCGGATCATTCGCAAAGATCTTCGTGCTGAAGAATTGGCTCGATCGGGCGTAAATGTTCGGCTTGCTCGACGGAACGTGGCGGAACGCGCTCGCGAAGTCCACGAACTTCTCAAGAAAAATCTTTCAGCTCAGGATCAAATCCGAGTCGTAGACTTGGCCGGTCTAGACGCTCGTACCTACGCGGAACTTCTCAAGAAGGATCCGGCTTTGGCGGCCTCAAAGGTGCTTAGCGCACTTCGGTCTCCGGAAGCCCGTGTCGACCTGGCACTCCCCCCGGGTGAAACACAACGCTTGGCCGACGAAATTCAAGAAGCGGTTTCTGTAAAGAGGTCGTCCAAACCTGTTTCAACCACCCGGCTCACGAAGGTGGCCGTGGGTCAAGGACGGGCTTCGTTGGACGAGGCCATGAGAGAGTTGAAGCGGCTTGGCAAGAAGCTTCCCGGTGCACACCCTTCGATCATCAAGGGCTTGGGTCCTGCGCCGTTCGTACTCGCCCTAGCATCCATCATCAGCGCCGGCTTGGCTGCAACCACCGAATCCAGTGGGGGGAACGAGGCATGAAGAAGAAGGACAAAGCAGAAATCGATAACGGCGAGGACACGATTCGAGCCATGTTCTCGATTGATGGCGTGGCGGCAGCAATCAAAAGGTCGGGATTCGACATCGAAGAAGAGGTGTCGATGTACATTGATATTGCCCGCAACTCGCTCGAGGACAACACCCGTCTTGCGGCTCTTCAAAGGTTGAACAGGCGTGTACGAGAAGTTGCAGAAGTGAATGGCATGATCGTCACTGGTTCTGCTAGAATGGTAAGCCATGACGAACAAGGCAATATCATCGAACAAACCCGTTCAGAGTCTCGGCTCCTCAATCAAGTTCGCGGACTCAAATCCCTTGGAACGGGAAGTCTCGCCAGCAGAGTCTTGCCCCCCACTGGAAGCGTTGCAGAAGCTCGAAGCGCGTCTCGGCGAACTGAGGGATGAGGACTTTGCGGCGTGGGGCGCCTACGTGTACGAAGATCTTGGGGTGATTGAGTTGGATCGCGCGATCGGGGGTGCTGGTTCGTTTGGGGCTCGCTTGAAGGCTGAATTGGTTGAGGGCAACAAGTTTCGACCGAAGTGGGTGAAGGCGGCTCTGAAGTTGAGCAAGATGAGTCCGGCGGTCGGGAACCCGTCGGAGATGTTGGCGGGTCTTTGCATGTTGGCGGCAGCCAATCTGTTCGTAGCGGAAGAAGGGTGATGGAACCGAAGAGGATCCAAACGCGCGAAGAAGGCAACGAGTTCTTCCCGTTGCCCCCCGACTACGACACCCTTTCCAGTGGGGGGCAACGTGAGGCGAGAGTCAACGCATGTACGTTGTGGAGTCTGCCGGAGGCGTCGTTAGATGCGCGGGGCGACAACTTGGTGGCATCGCTGTGGTTCTTTGATCGGTACTACTTGACCCCGGATGTTGATGAGGATTTCAACCCGCTCTTTTACGATGATACGCCTTTGGAGACGCCGGACTTTCACTGGGTGATGGCTCGGCAATGGGCGGCTTACAGGTTGACGGCGACGGTGGCACCTCGCGGGTCGGCGAAGAGTTACCTCAATTCGAAGGACATGTTGTTGCGGTTGGTGACCAAGCCGGCGTACTCGTTTGTATATGCGACGTCAAGCCATTCGAATACGCGCGAGATGGGTGAGCGCATGAAGCGCCAGTTCTTGCACAACAGCAGGATCATCGATGATTTCGGGCCGGAGTTTGAGGACAACAGGATTGTGCCGCGTCGAGGCGAGGGTTCGTTCAGCACGGAGCACATGGTGCTCGGCAACAGTTCTTGGATTCGGTTTCTGAGCGCAAGTTCTAAGCAGCGAGGTGGTCGTCCCCGCCGCTATCGGCTTGATGACCCTGAGTATGATCCGAAGGCTGCGACGAGCATGTCGGTGCTTCGATCGTACATGGACGAGTTGTTGTTCAAAATCGTGATTCCGATGGTTACGAGGCCGGACACGGGGGTGGACTGGGTGGGCACGTTTGTGTCGAAGCGGCATTACCTGTGGCATGCGCTCCAAGTGGAGGACACGCCGGAGGGTCCGCGAGCCAAGGATCCTCGTTTCAACAGATGGGCTCGGCTGATTATCCCGGCAGCCGTGGAACAGGAGGAGCGGTTGGTTTCCTGTTGGCCGGACATGTGGCCGGCGACCAAGAACGATCGTTTGTTGATGGCGGAAGAGAATCAGCGGTTTGCAGACTCGATGAGCCTTGAAGAGATCCGGGAGACCATTGGCGCTTCAAACTTTGCTTCTGAGTACATGGCAAGCCCGGGCGACGGGCACGGATCGTACTTCGGCACATTGGATGAACAGAGGCACGGCTACACGTTTGAAGAAGTTGATGATTTGGTTGGCGAGCCTCTCAAGACCAAGACGAACATCGTTTGGAACGAGACGGAGGGCGGCAAATTCAACCGGATCAAGATGTCTTTGCCGGACTTCTTGATGAAGTATGCCCGCCTCTTTATGACGGCTGATACCAGTCATACGGCGACCACTGATTCGGATTTCAAGGTTGCTTGCCTTATGGCGGTAACCCCCCAGAACGACCTCTTCATCTTGGATCTTTGGGCACTTCAGTGCAAAGAGACTGAGCAGGTCAAGGCGGTCTTCAAGATGGCCGATCTTTGGAGGTGCCCGACAGTCCACCCTGAGTCCATTCGGGAAGGCGTCTCGTTGTACAACGCTCTTCACTCGATCGTGGCTACAAGGGCGCGCGACATGGTTGGCACAGAGCACCTCCCCAAGATCGTGAAGCTGAATCCAGGCATGGCTGAAAAGTCTGACAAGATTGCGGCTCTTGGCTTTCGCTTTGAGCACGGGAAGATCAAGTTGCCTTTGTGGAGGCGGGATCAGTTGCCGTGGCGGCACCTGTTCGACCAGATTGAGTCCTTCAATCCGGAGGCGCCTGATGGGGGTCTCGAGAAGGATGACTGCATTGATGCGGTCGCCATGAGTCAGTTTGTCTTGCGCGGCCGGCTCTCGAAGGCTCCGGGAGCCCCCTCTGATCGAACTCTGTTTGAGCGGCTACGGGATGGGGACTTCTACGAAAACGGAATGCACATTGGCGAAGGCCTTGATATCACTCAGTTGAACGCCGAGCAGGTGGCGGAGATCCTCGATGCACGAACCCCAACCATCTCAAAATCCACCGGCTCCAAAGTCTGAATGTCGCATACCCAGTGGCCTCTTTGAGTCGATGGCTCGCTGGTACTTTGGAGGATCCTTTGAGAAGGAGCCCCCCACTGAAACCTTGGTGGGAGAGACGGTGACGCTTTCTGATGCTTGGCTAGGGATACTTTGCCTGTCGTACTATGGCAACGGCCCCAGGCACCCCTCTGTGAATTCCAGTGGGGGGCTTCACGAGGGAGTCGTGTCCCCGCAAGAGACGGTCAAGCAGTATGCTCCCGTGAAAGAACGATTCCGCCTGGTCCCGGGAGGGTACGCAGCGAGAAAGGTGACAAATGGCAACCGACCCGATCAAGCTCACGAAGGATCCGATGGCGCTGGCGAGGATCATCGACGCCCACGTGGAGCGCGAGACGAACCGGTTGTCGTACCGGAGAGCGACCTGGCTGGTGGCTCTGTATTACCTGCAGGGGGCGAGGCAGTTTGATGTCTTTGATCCGGAGAGTGGGACAGTTCGATACTCGTACCTTGATGAGCAGGATCGGCTTGAGTTCCAGTCGGCTGAGCTGCTGAAGGCCGTGGACCAGATCTCGGGGCGCCTGAGTAGCCTCGACTTCAGGCCGCTGGTGCAGCGGGTCGGGTCGAGCCTGAGTTCGATCAGGCAGCGGTCGATCGCCCAGATCATGTTGGATCAGGTTGTGTCGGAGCACCAGTTGCAGAGGGTGGTGCCTCAGTTCAACCACATCTTTACGCTGCTTGGGTCTTGCGGGATTACGGGGCACATGGTGAACCACCCGACGGTGGGGTTGACCGCGGATCTTGAAGTTGTGCACCCGATGGAGCTGTATCCGTTTCCGAGTTTGGTGCACGATTACACGAAGCAGAGGGGTCTTCTGCGGCAGCGAATGGTGTCAATGGAGTACCTCAAAGAGAAGTTTGGCTCTAAGGTGACTCGGAACAAGGATCGGATCGAGTATTACACGATTCGCCCGGGCGAGGCCTACGAGCAGCAGACGGCAAATGAGTACACGTTGGGGTCGCAGGTGGTGTATTCGGATGATCGAATGGCGATGCATGACTCGGATAAGGAGTCTCAGCAGGTCGTGAGGGTTCGGGAGCTGTGGCTCAAGGGTTCAAGGGATACGGTCGAGCGGTACATCGTGACAAGTGGTGAGTGCACTTTGCACGATGAGAGCTTTGAGGGGCGAGAGGTGTATTGCCCGATTGGGTTTGCGCGATTCATGGAGAATGGGTCGTTCCATGGTGCCGGAGTGTTTGACTTGTTGTTCTCGTTGTGTCGAGAGGCAGAGCGGCTACAGAAGTCTTTGTTTCAGAACATTCGAGACATTGACAAGTATGGGGTGTTGGTGTTGCCTCATGGTTCGTTCAATGCGAACACGATGCTGAGAGACGTGGGTCAGGGGTTGCGCGTCTTCCCTTGGGAGCCGGATCCAATCAGCGAGGGGTTCAGACCTTTCAATATCACTCCGTTCACAAGTGGGGATGTGCCGGGCAAGGTGAGTTCGTTCGCGGTTCAACAAATCGACCGGTTGAATCCGATCCGGGATCTGTTGGCTGAGAAGGGGCGTGTGGATTCGGCTACGGGGCTGCAGTTCTTGGATGAGCAGGTGAACCGGGCGATGAACACGCCGACCGCGGGGGTTCAGCAGGCTTGGGGGGATGCGTACCGATCGGTGTTGGCGGGGGCGGTTCGAGAGGTTGTGTTTACCCCGAAGACGTTCACGGTGGATCAGTTGACGCTGGATCTTGCGGGCGTCGTGGTGGATCCGGAAACGATGGCGGTGAGTTTCGAGCGGAATCCGTTGCCGTCTTTGGCTCAGCTTTCGTTCAAGATCAAGGACATCAACCCGAAGAGCAAGGTGGCTCGCAAGCAAGAGGCCTTGGCGCTTCAGCAGCAGTTCCAGTTGGATCCGGATACGTTCATGCTGTTTGCGCTCAAGGAGGGTTTGGACTTTGCGATGTGGTCAGATGAGCACCAGAGTGCTTACGAGTCTGTGGTGCGGAATTGTCTGTTGCTCTACGGGGACGGTAAAGAGCCGGGGCAGGTGGTGCTGACACCGCAGATGACGAAGCCAGAAATGCAGATCCGGGTGCTCAACTCTTTCATGGCCAGCCCCGTGATGGGGGTAGCAAGCGCGGAGGTACAGAATGCATTCATTGAGTATCACAAGACACTGATGGGCTTTATGGGTTTGGTATTGCCAAACGCCCTTCCCAATCCTGATGATGTGGCTATGCTGTCCCGGCTGGACCAACAAGTGGCTCAGATGCAGGGCTCTCCCGTTGGGGCGGGCGCCCCGATGCCGGCGGCTCCCCAGTTACAAGGGCAATAAATGGATCCCTCTACGATCATCACTCTTGAGGATGGAACCGAAATCAGTTTGGGAGAGCTCATCCAGAGCCACAAGGATCTTGCCGACGCGGTGAAGATCAACGACACGTTGCAGCAGGATCTTGAAGAGGTGGGTGTTCTCTTTCAAGCGGACACCCCTCTTGAGCGTAAGGAGACGGCTGTTCGCAATGTGCTCTTGAACCTCGGGTACGAAGACAACCAGATCGAGCAGTACCTAGAAGCCACGCGCAAGAATTTGCAGCCCCCTGCGGCCAATGAGGGCGGGGATGCGGATGAGGTTGAAGAGATTGAGTTGCCTGACTTTGAGCTTGACAAAGACGATCCTTCCAGTGGGGGGAACGAAACCAACACGGATACCAACATGAACGATGAATTGACGAGCAAACTCCAGCAGCAGTTGGAGGCACAGCGGGCAGAACTTCACAAGATGCGGGTTCGAGAACTGCGACAGTCTTTGGATACGCAGTTGGATCGCGTCTTGAAAACGAATCCGGAATTTCAGAAACTTCTTGAGGCTTCCCGGACCCTTCGGGGCGAGGCCGGCGCCAAGCAGGCGGAACAAGCCCTTCGTGCTCAGTTGGAGCAGAAGGCCTTGGATCGAATGCAGACGCGCCGCACTGCCGCGGGGACTTTCGAGGACTCGTGGATGAGTGAAGAAGTTGAGAAGGCAGTAGAGCCTGTCGTAGGTACGTTCCGTTCGGTAATCGGTGATCTTGACCGGCTTGGTCGGACATCGGAAACAGTAGACGGGTATGACGCACAGGAGATTCTGCGAAGTAAGCCAGTGCCTGAGCCGGAATGGAAGCCGGGAACGGACTTCTCGAGCCTGGAGAATCAGGCGAAGGAGTACGCGGCAGATCAGATCGCGCGGGCACTGGCATCGTCACCAGGTGAATCCGTTATCTAAAGGCGTCCAAGGGGCGCAGGACTGAAACATGGCGTTTGCAACAGGACTTACGGGCTCGATCTTTGATCGGCAGTCCAATCGAATTCAAGAGGTTCTCAACAAGAACCTCAAGGTGTTCCTTGCCGGACTTGATCCGGTGTGGCGTGATAAGGCGGTCACAAGCCAAGGTGTGGGCAACAGTGGCGATCTGGGTCGGGATCTCAAGATCCTCAAGATCTTCATGGGAAGCCTCACGGGCGTGATTGATCCTGGTCAGGGCTTTGGCAACAAGGATCTGTACGGTGATGCAACGGATCCGTTGGGTCCGCTGATGCACACTCAGCAGGCGAATCAGGCGTACCCGAGTCCGCTTGAGGGTCCGAATGCGACCCCGTACCGGCTTGCGGTTCCGATGCGCTCGATCGTCACGAACTTGATGATCACGCTTGGCGAGAAGCAGGCAGATGCGACTCCGGCTTTGATCAATCAGGTCGTGGCGCCGAAGCTCACGGCGTTCGCCCGCAACATGGCGCTCACGCTCTGCAACTACTGGTACCTCAGCCAGAATGAGGCTTACAAGCTTTGCACGATCACGAATGCGTCTGTGGCGCAAATCGGCAGTACGGGTGTTTACCGCATCACGTTCAATCCGAGCAATCAGGCGGTTCATCGGTTTGCCCGGGGTCAGCGCGTCGATCTCTTGTGGAACGCCAATCCTGCTTCCGGTGCGGTTGCGGGTAAGCGCCTCAACGATTCGGATGACCAGAACAACTCCGGTTCGCTCGTCCTCGCCGACTCGACCCGCGGCACCCGCCGTCAGCTGATCGTCGAGAACTGCGATCCGCTCACCAACACGGTGACGCTCGTGGCTCCCTACAACCCGGTCAGCGCCAGCGGCTTCCAGGACGACACAAATGCCACGGCTAATATCGCGGCCATCACCGAGTTGAACCTCAACGCGGACGTGGTGTATGCGAATACGCATCTCGTGAACAACGCGGGTGGCACCACGTACACGGGCATTGCGGGCATCAACAGTTGGTTGAAGGCCGGTAACGAGGGCGGCACTCAGACCCGTCTCCTTGGTTCGGAGTCGGATTCGACTGACTTCATTGACGTGA